ACTGCCACAAACGTTTATTACGCTGCAAATTCTTATAAACCTTTTCCATCATTAGTAACCTATTCATCAAATAATTTAGGTGCTGATTCTAAAGGAGCTGGTTCTTTTAGATCAACAGCAAATGTAAGTTTTAACTTTGCTGCAACACAAACAGATATTTTTCAATTAACTGCTGGTGAGTTTACTTCAAGAAAAGCAAGTTTAACTGGTACTGCTACAGATTTTTTTACCTTTACTCAATTTGGAGATTATTTAATTGTAAGTAATGGTGTTGATACACCTCAATATTATTTAATGGGTACGTCAACTAATTTTGCTAACTTGTCTGCTATTAAAACTTCAGGTACTGTGCCAACATTTAGAACCTCAGGAGTTATTAGAGATTTTTTAGTAACTGGTAATCAAACATCAAACAGAAACAGAGTTCAATGGTGTGGAATTAACGATATAACAACTTGGGAATTTGGAACTAAACAAGCAGACTTTCAAGACTTACCAGGTTCAGGCGGACAAATTGTAGCTATAACTTCAGGTGAGTATGGTTATGTATTTAGACAAAACGAAATAGTTAGAATGGATTATGTGGGTGGTTCAACAGTATTTAGATTTTCTGTAATTTCACCTAATAGAGGTGCAGTTTATGGAAAGACAGTTTGCCAAGATAATAGGAGAGCTTTCTTTTATTCTGATGATGGTTTTTTTGAAATTAATGGCGATCAAGTAAAACCTATTGGTGCAGAAAAAGTAAATAGATTTTTTGATATAGATTTAAATAAAGCATTTACAGATAGAATTGTAGCTGCTGTTGACCCATTTAATCAATTAGCAATATGGTTATATCCTGGTGCTTCTAATACAGGTAACACCACAGGTATTTGTGATAAAGCTATTATTTACAATTATGTAACTGAAAAATGGTCATTAGCTTTTGTTAATGCTTCTACTATTTTTACTCAATTCGTTGGTGCTTATACTGTGGAACAAATGGATTTAATTTCAGAAAACTTAGAAAATATTAATATTTCTTTAGATACTCCTTTTTGGAGTGGTGGACAATTATATTTAGGTGCTATAAATTCAGATTATAAAGCAGCTATATTTTCAGGTGATCCTGGAGAAGTAGAATTACAAACTACAGAATTAGAGTTGTTTCCAGGTTTAAGAAGTGATATTACAGAAGTGAGACCGATTGTTGACGCACAAGCCTCTGTTGCAATTACAACAAGAGAAAGATTAGCAGATAATCCTGTAACATCTTCTTACAGTTCTATGGTTACAAGTGGTAATGTTCCAGTAAGAAGTTCAGGAAGATATATTAGAGCTAATGTTAAAATTGATGCTGGTACAGTTTGGGATCATGCACAAGGTGTAGATTTTACTGCATCAAGAGCAGGTGGAAGATGACCGATAAAACTGATACAGATAACGTAAGATATAGTTTAGATACGCAAGAATTTTTTCAAAGACAAGTAGAAGAAGCTGTTAATGTATTGGTTAATGAAAAAAATGTAGAAAATAACAAAGCATTTGCTTGGTTTATAGGAGATTAAATGGCAACAAATATAAAAGATTATTCAACAACACAAGCTAGTAACACTTCATTAAATACTATTTCTGTTGCTGAAGGTATGCTTCCTTCAAATTTAAATAATGCCATTAGAGCATTAATGAAAAATACTAGAGACTGGTTTAATGATGCACAATGGATTGAATACGGAGATGGTAGTGGTGCTTATACTTCTGCTTATGTATCAGGAACTGCTTTTACAATTAATGGTGCAAACGTAACTTCAGTTTATCATGCAGGTCGTAGAATTAAAGTTATAGCTTCTACTCCTGGAACAATTTATGGAACAATAAGTTCTTCTTCTTTTTCTACAAACACAACAGTTAACATAACTTGGGATAGCGGTTCATTATCTAATGAAGCTATTACAAATATTTTTATAGGTATTTTATCTAAAACAAATAACTCTTTACCAACTGAATTAATTTCAAATGCACAAGTTGCAACTGACGCAAATATTGACGCTACTAAATTAGGAACAGGTGTAATTACTAATACAGAATTTAATTATTTAAATGGAGTCTCATCTGCAATACAAACACAATTTGATGCTAAACAAGCTACTATAACTGGTGGTGCAACTACAATCGCTACTGACAACTTAACTGTAAATAGAGCTTTAGCATCTGATGGTTCAGGTAAAGTAGCTGTTTCAGATGTTACTGCAACTGAACTTGGTTATTTAGATACAGTATCTTCAAACATTCAAACTCAATTAAATGCTAAACAACCTTTAGATGCTGACTTAACTGCTATTGCTGCTTTATCTCCTACAGATAATAATGTTATAGTTGGTAATGGATCAGCTTGGGTAGCAGAATCAGGTTCTACTGCAAGAACATCTTTAGGATTAGGAACTATTTCAACTCAAGCATCTTCTAACGTTAGTATATCAGGTGGTACAGTTACAGGATTAGGTGAACCATCCGCAAACTCAGACGCATCAACTAAAAGTTATGTTGACCAAGCTGTTGCTGGACTTAGAACAAGAATTATTGCAGAAGCTGCAACTACAGGAAATATTAATTTATCAAATGCTCTAGAAGCTGGTGATGCTATTGATGGCGTTACACTTGTTGAAGGTGATAGAGTTTTAGTTAAAGATCAAACAGATACCACAGCTAATGGATTATATCTTGCGGTAGCAGGCGGTGCTGGTGCTGCATCAAGAGATCCTCAATACGATACTATTGCAGAACTATCAGGACAAATGATTGTTGTTAATCAAGGATCAGTAAATGATAATAAAATATTTTTATGTACAACAGATAGTGATGGATCATTAGGATCAACTGCAATTACTTATACTGTAATAACTCCATCCAATTCAGGAACAGTAACTTCTATAACTGCTGGTACAAATTTATCAGGAGGTACAATTACTTCTTCAGGAACAATTAATTTAGCAGATGCTTCTACATCTGTAAAAGGTGCTGCATCATTTAGTTCAGCTAACTTTGCTGCTAGTTCAGGTGTAATAACAATTAAAGATTTAGGAGTTGCGGCAGCAGAAATTCAAGCTGACGCAGTAATTACTGATAAAATTTTAAACTCAAATGTTACAACTGCAAAAATAGCAGATTTAAATGTTACTGAAGGAAAAATTGCTGATAATGCAATAACTTTAGCTAAGATGGCTAGTGGAACAGATGGAAATATTATTAGTTATGATACAAGTGGTAATCCAGTTGCAGTAGCAACAGGAAGTTCAGGACAAGTTTTAACTTCATCTGGAGCTGGAGCAGTTCCTACATTTTCTGACGCAGCAGGTGGTGGTACTGATTGGCAAACAGTTAAGACTTCAGGTTTTACAGCAGTAGCTGGAGAGGGATATTTTTGTAATACAACATCAGCGGCTTTCACAGCAACATTACCAGCAGGTACTTTAGGTGATGAAGTTTCATTAGTAGATTACGCAGGCACATTTGATACAAACAATTTAACAGTAGCACCAAATGGCTCAGAAAAAATACAAGGAGTAGCCGCAAGTTTAACTGTTTCAATAGAGAGAGCTGGCTTAACTTTAGTTTATACTGATGCTACACAAGGTTGGCTACTAAAGGATAAATAATCCAATGGCTACTTTTAAAGGTATAAAAGGTTTCACAGTTCAAAATCTTGCTTCAGACCCTACGACTGCAAGTTCAGTTGGACAAATATATTATAACTCTACAAGTAATGCTTTTAAATATGGAGTACCTGGAGTTGGAGCATGGTCTAGTGGTGGAAATTTAAACTCTGGTAGATATGATTTAAGGGGAACAGGTATTCAAACTGCAGCATTAGCTATTGGAGGATATATTCCAGGAGGTGGAAACAATGTTGGAGTAGTTGAATCTTATAATGGAACTTCATGGAGTGAGGTAGCTGATATAACAGCAAGAAAACTAGCAGGTACTGCAGGTACTCAAACAGCAGCTTTAGCTTTTGGAGGAACAGGTGCTACTGGCATAGTGGCAATAACAGAATCTTGGGATGGATCAGCATGGACAGAAGTTACAGATTTAACTACAGCAAGACAATCTACAACAGGTTTTGGATTACAACCAGCTGCTATAAATGCTGGTGGATATAATGGTTCGGCTGCTGTAGCTATTGTTGAATTATGGAATGGTTCTTCATGGTCAGAAGTTGCAGATTTAAATACAGCAAGATATTATCATACTTCATTTGGTGTTTCTACTGCTGGTTTAGTTGCAGGAGGTCAAGTTCCAAGTCCAAGTGCAATTGTAGAATCTTGGAATGGCACATCATGGACAGAGGTTAATGATTTAAATACAGCTAGAACAGGATCAGGTGGTGCTGGTACACAATCTAGTGGAATGGTTTTTGCTAACAACCCTCCTGCAGTAATTACTGAACAATGGGATGGAACATCTTGGACTGAAGTTGCTGACTTAGCAACAACAAGAGCTATTTTAGGTTCAGCAGGAGCAAGTGGTTCTTCAGCTTTAGCATTTGGTGGATATACAGGTACTGCTGTTTCAGCCACCACAGAAGAATGGACACAGCCAGACGTAGCAATAAAAACAATTACAACAAGTTAAAAATAAGTTATAACAAAAAAAAGGAGAAAACTATGGCATACAAATATATAACAGCAGACAACTGGGGTAAAGACTTTTTCACTCATGAGGAGAGAACAAGATTTCACCTAGAAGGTCAACCTGGAAATGTTTGGGTTATAGGCGATAATCATTATGGAGACGCATGGATAACAAAAGTATCAGGTGTTTCTAAAACTAAAGAACAAGCACAAGTTATTGTTGATGCAGAAATTGCAAAAGCACAAGCTGCTTGGGATTTAGAATCAGATGATTATAAAGCTTTACACTCAAGACCAACAGATATTACATTACCATAGTAAGTCTATATGACAGCTTATAAAACTATAAAAGGATTTACTGTCCAAAGTTTAGCTACTGATCCTGTTCCTAGTGCTGCAGGTGCATGGTCTAGCGGTGGAAATTTAAATACAGCTAGATATGCTTTAGAGGGTGCTGGTACACAAACAGCAGGGTTAGCATTTGGTGGAGATAGTGGTAGTTATACTGGAATAACAGAATCTTATAACGGAAGTTCTTGGTCAGAAGTTGCAGACTTAAATACAACAAGAGCTTTTTTTGGTTCTTGTGGTTTACAAACTGCCGCATTAGCATTTGGTGGTGCTCCAGGTACTACTGCTAATACAGAATTATGGAATGGTAGTGGTTGGACAGAAGTAAATAATCTAAATACAGCTAGAAGACAAAATGCTGGTTTAGGAATTTCAACTGCCGCATTATCAATAGGGGGATTTGGCACAGTATTGTTAGGAGTTAATGAATCTTGGGATGGAACATCTTGGACAGAATTAGCAGATTTAAATACTGCTAGAAATGGTGCAACAGGAATTGGAACACAACCTGCAGGATTACTATTTGGAGGAGATAATGGCTCTGGTAAAGTAGCACTTACTGAAACATGGAATGGTTCTGCATGGACAGAAGTTAATGATTTAAATACTGTAGTTCAATTTGCAGGTGGAGCAGGAACTACAACAGCAGGTTTAGCTTTTGGTGGTACTACTGGTTCTGATACAGCAAAAACTGAATCTTGGAATGGTACTTCATGGACAGAAGTAAATGATTTGGCAACAGCAAGAAGAAGTTTAGCAGGTACTGGAACACAAAATTTAGCTTTAGCGGCAGGTGGTGGTTATCCAGTAAAAAATGTAACAGAAGAATGGACAGATTATTCAGGCGACTCTACACTTACATTTCAAAACGAAGGACAAGTTTATTACAACACAACATCTAACACATTAAAATTATCAAAATTAGTTTATGGTACTGGTGCTTGGTCATCAGGTGGAACACTAAATACTGGAAGATCAGATTCTGCCGCATCTATTAACGGAACACAAGATTCTTCTCTAATAGCAGGTGGAACAGCTCCAGGTGCAGTCGCAGTTGCAGAATCTTATAATGGTACTTCATGGGCTGAAGTTGGGGATTTAAATACTGCAAGAATTGTTGCAACAGGAGCAGGTACAGCTACAGCTATGTTAGCTTTTGGTGGAGAAACTGGTGGTCCAGGTTTAGCAATTACAGAACTTTGGAATGGTTCAAGTTGGACAGAAGTAGCAGATTTAAATACAGGTAGATATGGTGCAGGAGGAGCAGGAACATCAACATCAGCTTTAGCTTTTGGTGGTGATCCAATTGCAGGAGCTACAGCAATAACAGAATCTTGGGATGGTTCATCATGGACAGAAGTTGCTGACTTAAATTTAGCAAGATTTTTTTTAGCAGGTATGGGAACACAAACAGCCGCATTAGCTGCTGGAGGTTCTCCCCCTAATCGTACACAAACAGAAACATGGAATGGAAGTAGTTGGACAGAAGTTGCGGATTTAAATACAGCGGTAAGTAGATTTGCAGGAGCAGGTTCTCAAACATCTGCAATAGTTTTTGGAGGTTCTGTACCAGCTGCTACAGCAAAAACTGAATCATGGAATGGATCAGCATGGACAGAAGTAAATGATTTGGCAACAGCTAGAAGAAATTTAATGGGAACTGGAACATCAATATCAGGTTTAGCTATAGGTGGTACACCTGATGGAAGTGCTCAACCAGGAGCAACAGAAGAATGGACAGTACCATCATCAGTAAGTAATGTAACAGTAGATGTAGACTAATGGCAGAATATAAAAATATAAAAGGATTTGAAATCCAATACTTAGACAGCGACCCAGCTAATCCTATTGTAGGACAGGTTTGGTATAACTCAACAACACAAACTTTAAAAGGTACTATTGCTGGAGGTGCGGCAGCAGGAACTTGGAGTTCAGGTAGTAATTTAAATGTAGCAGTAGCAAATTCAGGTGGTGCAGGTACACAAACTGCGGCTCTTAATTTTGGTGGTGTACCTAATGTAACAACTTCAGAATCCTATGATGGCACATCTTGGACAGAAACAAATGATTTGAATACTGGAAGATCGGAAGTTGCTGGTTCAGGTTTACAAACAGCGGCAATAGCTACAGGAGGTTATACAGGTAGTCCTTCAGGTGTGACTAATACTGAAGAATATGATGGTACTTCTTGGACTGCTGGTGGAGCTTTAGGAACAGGAAGAAGAAGACCAGGAATAGCAGGTAATTCAAGTGCTGCTATAGCTTTCGCAGGTAATAATGGTTCTTATTTAAATAATGCAGAAAATTATGATGGAAGTTCTTGGACAGGTGCTCCTACTTTAAATACTGCTAGATCAGGTGTAGGAAGTGCAGGAATTTCAACTGCCGCTTTATGTATATCAGGTCAAACTCCTCCTACAACAGTTAATGTAGAAGAATGGAATGGAAGTACTTGGACAGAAATTAATAATGTGAATAGATCAAGAGATGCTGGAGGAAGTGGTGGAACTGTAACAACAGCATTATTTTTTGGTGGCGAACCATCTGGAGAAAATACAGAATATTTTGATGGTACATCTTGGTCAGAGGTTGCAAATTTAGCAACAGATAGATACCAAATTGCTAAGGGTAATGTGGGTACAGCCGAATTAGGTATATGTATTGGTGGTACAGGACCAGCAGGACCTAATCCAGTATTAACAGCAACAGAAGAATGGGTATTACCTGAATATGTTACTAAAACATTTGACGTTTCTTAAAGGTTGACTTCAACATATAAATAAGTAAATTAACAATAACTAATGTCTAGGGAAAAACGAAACATAGCAACTAAGCTAGAGACTGAATCTAAATATCTAACCAATATTTTAGACAGAGAAGATGTTAAAGATTTTAAAAAATTAATACCTGAACTTCAAGACACTTGGCACAAAAAACAAATGTTTAGAACTGAAACAGAAATGAGATTTTCTGTATTGTCAGATAATAAATATCCAACTAAAGCCGCTAAGTATTGGCAGTCAGTTAGAGAACAAAACACTCACTTTGAAAATTTAGTACATCTATCTTTTGATGCTAGAAAAAACGAAGTAGAAATTAAAAAATTAAAAAGAGATATTAAGAACGAAAAAGACCCATTAGAAGTTGAACTTAAACAAATAGAGTTAGAAGAAAAACTATATGGTAAAGCATCTATGGAACTTGTTGCTAAACATAGAATGAGAGAAGTAGCTACTTGGTCTAAACTTAAAAAAGAATTTGATGATAATCAATTTAATAAACAAGATGTTAATGACCACCAAGCTGAATCATATAAATTACAATTACAACATAGAGCAAATACTATAACCGCAGGTACATCACAAGCTGAAGTATTTAATATTGTAGGTCAAGTTGATACATTAAATAGAGTCATGGCTTCAGGAGAGTTAAATAAACCTAAAGAAAAAAAACAACTAAAAAAATAACATGAAGTTCGACTTCGTTTATCTTGGTCAGACAGTATTAAAATATGAAGTACCCTTAGAGGTCTTTGTATCTCTTAATGAATTATACGAACAACAAAAGAAACAATTACCTAAAGCCAATAAACAATTAGTCGGCAAGATAGAAGATGAAGTATCTTTATTCTATGATGGTGCAGATAGTTCTAAAATGCACAGACATAGCTTTGTATCTCAAGATTTATTAAAATGGTTTTATTCTGTGTTTCATCATTATCTTAATTGGAATAAAGTTGGTCAGTTTAATACTAAGATTAATTCTATTTGGGTTAATGAAATGAAGTCGCATGAATACAATCCAATACATATTCATCAAGGAACAATCTACACAGGACTATCTTCTGTAATGGTTTTAAAATTACCTAAAGACACAGGTATAGAATATTCTGCTGTTGAGAAACCTATGAATGGCAGACTACAAATTATTGGTGCAGCTAACGGACAGTTTGCTAAAACAGATTATTCTCCTAATATGAAAATAGGAGACTTCTATATTTTTCCTTATGACATGAGACATTGTGTTTATCCTTTTAATTCTACTAAAGATAAAAGAAGAACTTTAGTTTGTAATGTAGATGTAGATTATAATCCAGTATCAAGCAGAACAGCACAAGGACAATTAGAATGATAACTAAGATGCCTAGATGGATGAGTTATATGGCAACCACTATAAAACCTATCTTTACACCTCAACAATGTGAGATGGTTATTCAAGCTGGTCATAAACAAAAACCTGAAGTAGCACAAGTTGGTATGAACAAACCTGGTGGTGGAGTTGATACTAAAAAAAGAACAACAACTATAGCTTGGATTCCTTTTAAAGAAATGCCTGAAATGTATTCTCAAGTTGAAGCTACTATGCAAGCAACAAATTTAAATCATTTTGGTTTTGAGAATATGAAAATTACAGAACCAGCTCAATTTACAGAATATCCTAAAGGTGGATTTTATGATTGGCACATGGACTTAGATGTTAATGGTACTTTTGAACCACCAGTTAGAAAAATATCAATGACCATTCTATTGTCAGACCACTCTACTTTTAAAGGCGGTGAATTAGAATTTATGGAAAAGAATAAGATACCTAATCTTAAACAGGGTCAAGCTATATTTTTTGCTAGTTTTATCAGACATAGAGTAGCACCTGTTACTAAAGGTATAAGAAGATCATTAGTTATGTGGTTTGGTGGAACACCCTTTAAATGAACAGAGAAACATTATTTCCTACACCAATATATTTTAAAGACTTACCAAATGCTAAAGAGTTAAATAAATATTTATTTAAACATATTAAGGCTTGGAAAAAAGCTGACCCTAAAGGAGAAATTAAAACTAATTCAGGATTTGGTTGGCATAGTAAAACAAATATGAATGAAAAGAAAGAGTTTGAACCTTTAACTTTAGAACTATTTAAAATGGCAGAAGAATGTAATTTAGATTATGGTGTTAAACCAAAAATAGGATTAGGTAATATGTGGTGCAATGTTAATCCAACACATAGTTATAATAAAACACATACACACCCTAACTCATTATGGTCAGGAGTTTATTATATTAAAGTACCTAAGAACTCAGGTAAATTATTTATAGAAGATCCAAGACCAGGACCTAATACGTATATGCCTAGACGATTAGACAACTTACCCAAACAATTATGGAGAGTAGTTGCTTATGATGCTATTGAAGGTAGAATGGTATTTTTTCCTTCATGGTTGCCACATGGTGTAGATATAAATATGAATACAGACAAAGGTGAAAAGAACTGGAGAATATCTGTTTCTTATAATTTTATTCAAACATGAGTTTTGCTAAAAACAAATATCAAGTTATTCGTCAAGCTATACCTAAAGACTTAGCTAATTTTGTTATGAATTATTTTTTGCTGCAACAAGATGCTGTAGCTTATATGTTAAAGAATAATATTATTAATAAACACAATCCTTTAATTGGTAACTGGGAAGATGAGCAAGTACCTAATGCTTATGCTAAATATGCTGACTGGGTAATGGAAACTTTACTACAATACGTTAGACCAATAATGAAACAAAAAACTAAATTAGATTTAATACCAACCTATTCTTATGCTAGGATTTACAACAAAGGTAACATATTAAAAAGACATAAAGATAGACCAAGCTGTGAAATATCTACTACACTTAATTTAGGAGGTAATCATTGGTCAATTTATTTAGACCCCACAGGACAAGATACAGTTATTGATGAATATAAAAACATACATAAACCTAATGCACCTAAGGGTATTAAAGTTGACTTAAAACAAGGAGATATGTTAATATACTCAGGTTGTGAATTAGAACATTGGAGAGAACCTTTTGAGGGAGATTTTTGTGTTCAAGTTTTTCTTCATTACAACCATGCTAATGGAAAGTTTGGAAAAGAAAATTTGTTTGATAAAAGACCAATATTAGGAATACCCAAAAATGGCTAACGTATATAAGAATCAAGGATTTGCTTTAAGCACTACAGATTTAACATCTATATATACTGTACCTACAGGCAGAACTACAATTATTAAAAGTATTCAAATAACAAACGAACATAGTTCAAATAATCTTATTGAAATATCTATAACAGATACTTCTGCTAGTGCTACTTATGAAATTTATCATTCAACTATGGCTGCTGGAACTACAGAAAATGGAGCATTGTCTGCTATTATCATGGAGTCTGGAGACATATTAAAAATACAGGTAGGGGTAGCTGATAAGATTGAAGGAATAATTAGTTTCTTAGAAATATTTGACGAAAAGAGTGCTTAAGTATAGTATAGATATTAACTATTTATGAAATTAGTTAGAATACCTGCTGAACAATTAGACACAGTTTGGTCATTAATTG